TCCTAAACCAGCACTGGCCGTTGTTTTAGGTTAGCCTAACAACTTAACATAATAGTGGTTATGCGACACGGCGATATACTGTGTGCGGGGTAGTTGCTGTCCCCGTTGCTTGGCAGGTAGTGTGGTCATCGCAGCAATGCAGCAGCAGAGCGCAGCACTACAGATGCAGGTACGTCGGCAGAGTGTGGAAGCAAGGAGCAGAAAAGCCAAAAATCTGCACGGAAATCCGAAAGCCGAAAGGGGGCTGGGTTTTGAGATTCGTTTCGGTTTGCGAACTGAATCGTTGTTATGCCGCAATAATCCCCACGGTCTCTGCTTCTCAGCCGTTGTTTTGCTGTCCCCTAGCCGTCAAGGACATCGTGTCCTGTAGCTCATCCCCACTGGCGTTCAGGCTCGTTTCAAGACAATACCTAGCCACATCTGCTCAAGGCATGAGCCAATTAGCACGTCGTAATCGGCTCATCTCGGATCCCAGCGAATCACGTAGCTGTGAATCAAGTGTTGACATCTGGTTTGACATTGTCATTTTTTTTTCGTAACTTTGCCCAAGCTAATTAAAAGCGAAGCCATCTAAGCTGATTGATCCGCTACGGTGGCTTTGTCTTCGAGCGCCACCTGCGGATCTCTTTAGTAGCTGTCTAAAGAGCAGGCTTCTCACTAAGGAGCGCAAGCAGAGCTCTCAGTTAGCTTTTCGAATTGCGGGGGCTCATGTCCTTTTTTCTCGTTATCTTTATGACATGGACGACAACAAAACCCCCGGCCTCGAGCAAGACGACATAGAGATCTTAGACCCCGCTGAGTGGGAGTGGGAATCAATAGACGGCATCAAGGAGGCCGCATTCATACTCAAGTGTATTCAGTCCACGTTCCCCAACGGGGATCCGGTGTTTGATGCCATCGACAGGGGTCGTATGACCAAGGTGCTGATGACCCACATCAAGAGGTTGTAACGGATTTCTTATCTTTGCCGAAAGCAAAAACACATGAACATCAGGAAGAAGACACCAATGTACCCCGGGGGTGGAAAGATCGTGAAGATGTACGAAGACGGGGGACAGATGGAGAACTCCGGAGACCCGAAGTTCGTCGTTGCCGACGGACAACTGAAGATGGTACTGGGATCAGGTAAGTTAACCGATAGCTTCACCCCGTCTCAGCTTGAGTCATACCTGAAGAAGGCGGGGTTCTTGAAAGTGGATTACACCGGCGGAACCAAGTCCGAGGCCGGTACGTCGTCTTTGGGATCGGCAGCAGTGGCGGACAGAGTCAAATCATATCGGGACACCGGAGACCTCACGGCTATCGCAGAACTCATTGACGTCAATCTCGACGGCTACGACTCCGTGATACCCGGGTTGCCGTTTGGATCAGACCGCCGTCCCGGAGAAGAGGTAAGCAAACCCGTAGGTGGCCGAACCAAGGTGAAGTACGGCGAGTACCCCGCAGAACTCCTTCGTAAGCAGTACGAACAGTAACGGCTACAGGCATGCAGGTCAAGAAGAGGTCTAACACCAACGACCCAGTGCTTAGTGCCATGAGCGTTGTGATGTCTGAAAGGAACAAGAGCATACCTTGGGTAGATAGAGGACTGAATCCAAGCGACAATCCTTCAATGAAGAATGCCGATGGTTCGGTGTCAACGCACAGAATGGCCGCTGAGTTCATAGACGGGGACTGGTATGTCTTCCCAACCATAGACTACGACAAAAAGTCGGGGAAGTGGATTGAGTTTGAAGATCCTTTTGAGGCCTACAATTACCACAAGCAAAAAGGGTCTTTGATGAAAATGCCAAACAAAGAGCTTGCGCTTTATTACGCTGAAAACGGATTAATAAAGCACTGAGATGATTAACTACATCGACTCAAAGATATCGCCGCTGATGGATGCCATAGCCTTAAACTCCCTGACACTGCTGTCGATAATAACCATGGTCATATCCAAGGAGACCGTGACGTGGATTGTAGGCTGTCTCGTTGGGGTTACTGTGGCGTGGTTCAACGTAGAACGAGCTCTCAAAGTCCGCAAGGAAAGGCTGGGCAAATCTAAAGAAAGTCAAGACGAGGAGTAATTAGTTCTTCTTGGGCTCGTAGTGCGACGGCACACATATCTCCGCCCTGCCCGACAGCTTGTCATAGAAATCCGCGGCAACCTTCCTTCCGGCTTCGGTCAGCCTGTATCTCGTGGTGTAGGCGTGCCTGTACTTCAGTTCCTCGAAACTAATATCCCTTACCCTGCCTTCGAAGTTCTTTCGGTGGTAGACGTTCTCCACCAGTCCCAATGACATCATCGGTTCTATCTTGGCTTTTCTTATGTTGCTGTGCTTTAGTCGCATTGCTTTAGCGAGGTGGTCAATGGTGAAGAACTCGTAGTCCTTAATGAACAACACGGTGTCAATCATGTTTCTTGTCAACCCCGTGCTGTAACAGATGTCCGCCATCACTAGGTGCAGGTATTTGACATAGTTGTCTCCAGCAATGCTTTCCGGGAGCTTTGCGAACTCCCTTCGTCTCTTTGTGCCGTTTTCTTGCATTTAGTTATATTTGCCGAATACAAACTTAAAGAAAATGAGCCTACAAGGCAAACGAATAAAGGACATCTGGAGGCAGCTAGTAAACATCCAGCTTTCCATCACGCCATCAGCACTCAAGACCGGAGACGGGCAAGAACTACCTATTAAGGTTTCGCCTACAGAAGTTGAAATAACCGGCGCACTGAAGCTCTCGGCGGTTCCTCGTGGCAGCAGCTCCGAGGCGCTAACCGTGGACAGCGCCGGCAAAATAGCTAAGGTTCAGATCCCCGTGTTTCGGCCAGCCACCGCCACGGTGGTAAGCGGGACAGCCCCGGGGATATCTTTAGACAACGGCTTAGGACAGTCATCGGTGATTAGGTTCTCGGGTGTCGATGGCATACAAGCACAGGCGTCGTCGTCGGGGGGAATAGTGTTTTCGTTGAGTGCGATAACAATGAATCAAATATCGGCCGCCACAACACTAACGGCTGAAGACCACAAGAAAATCCATGTTATAGACGCAGCAGCGTTGGCCGGCGGAGACATAAGGCTGCCACCGCCACAGGCCGGCGCAGTGTTCAAGTTTATAATATCGGTGTCGTCTGCAACGGCGTTTAACATCGTAACAAATGACGAAGGCGCTAGCGTTCAGTCTAACTACTTCTTTGGCAAGGCCTATGTGCACAAAACCGGTGGTACATCGGGCGACGCACAGATAATCGACAAAGCAACGGCATCCGCAACCCCGGCCAGCTACGACCATTTCAAGGTAGACAAGGACAGCACAACCACTGGTGGCCACGAGGGAGACGTCATTGAATTCTACGCCATTGATGGCGTGGCTTGGCTTGTAAGCGCCTCACTGACTACGACTCAGAACGTGGGAACACCAACGGTAATAACATCGGCATAATGTCTCCGTCGCAACTAAAGGAGTTCGAGGCGCTGATATCCAAGATCGTCGAGTTCATAGATAACAACGATCTCAATGACGACATCACTTATTGCTTTACCGCCACGACACACGTCCACGGCAACGTGCATAAGGTATTGGTACAGACCAACGCCGCCACAGACCAAGAACTAAACTCTGTGTTCGACTACGGTTTCGCTGCGTTTGCCTACATTGCCGAAGAACAGCAAAGGAAAAACCCGCCAATGGACTTTGACATAAATCCAAACTAATGCAGATCATCAGGAAAATAGTAGTGGGCATCAACCCAAAAGACGCCATGGCATATGTCGTAGGAGGTAATGCCGGCGTCGGAAAGGTGGTGCGCATTGAACTCGACGAACGAGAACTGGTGTTGAACAACACCCGGAAGTACGATGTATTCGTGGAGTCCGACAACGGCAGCTTTATATGGAAGTCCATTCACGGCTTGCCGGTAATAGTGGAGTACGACTGCGAATTTTAAATCAATGCATAACAAATACATCATCAATGAAATCAATGAACCACTTCATTGTCTCCGTGCCCAAGACTCACGAAGACAGCATCATCACGTCTTCAGGCGTTGAGATCGCAATCGACCCCAAGTGGAACCAGTTCGAACACAGGGTCTGCTATGGAGAAATCGTGTCCGTCCCCGAGAAGCACGACACCGGAGCACAACTAGGAGACACTCTTTTCTTCCACCACCATGTAACGACCTCCGCTAATCTCAACGCCGGTGAGAGTATGTATGCGGTGTTCTACGACGACAAAAACGGCTACAACGGCCACGGCATCGCATATCGAAGGAGGTCTGACGGCGTGTTGATAATGCTGTCCGATTGGGTGTTTATGACGCCGGTAGAGGAGAAACCTGAAGACAGGGTGTCATCCACGGGCGTCATCGTTGAGCTCGGCATCCACAACAAGACAAAGCGTAGAGCCACGATACACACGGCCAACGAAGAACTTCTGAGCTATGGCGTGCTGCCCGGTGATGTCGTTGGCTTTGATGTCAACTCCGATTACAGGATGAAGCTCGACAACGGCGACGTCGTGTACCGCATGAAGGCCAAAGACATCTCTTACGTAGAAGCACAGCAATAACTTGCCGTCATGACTAAGAAGTCAAGCCAAAGCTTTACCCGAGAGTCTGCCATTAAGTTAATGCAGGCCATGGAGGACGCTATAAGCAACATGATCGAGGAAATCCGCAAGCCAGTGGATGCCGAAGTCACTGGATCCGCAAGAAAGGCGGAGTTAAGTTCAATTAAGCAAACAGCCATAGACTGTAAAGAACTCATCGCCGAGCGTCACAAACTCGAGGCCATGATTTCAAGCATAGACGCCGGCGACGGAGTCCCTGAAGAACAGGACTTCGGCGTGGGTTTCGCAGAGAAACACGCAAAGAAGAAATAAGACATGACCAAACCCAAACAACAGCAATCATCATTTATCGCCAAGCCTAAGAAAAAGCGCCCCGGAGTTCATTCAAAGAAGAGATCATCGGGGCTGAAATCAAGTAAGAACTACTCAAAACCATATAGGTCTCAGGGACGGTAATGCTTGTACGCAAAGAGGGATACGATGACGACGTCATAAAAATTTCCAGCGACAGCGCTGAAGGCGAGGTCGTGGAGATCGGCGGGCTATACATAATGCTGCCGAGAGTTCCTAAGCGCAAAGACATACTGCATAACGACAAGCCCCAGCACTTGCAGTGTTGGCGGAGACTGCCGGTGCCTGAGGAAATCAATGGCATAAAGTCAATGGACGACTGGCGGCAGATGCCAAAGGAGTTCAGGGATAAATGGAGCCCATACATAGACGAAGAGTTTCGCAGACGTGCACATGGGCTGTGGTTCTATAACAACGGAGTGCCAACGTACATCACTGGCAGACATTACATGGCATTGCAGTGGAGCAAGTTCGACGTTGGGTTCCCCGACTATCTCGAACCGCAGCGCAGGATATTCATCCACCTAGAGGCGTGCATCGTAGATGATAGGTGCTTGGGACAGCTCTACACCAAATGCCGCCGTAGCGGGTACACAAACTGTGCCGCCACTGTCTTGGTAAGTGACGGAACGTCTGTGGTAAACAAGCTCTTGGGAATTCAGTCAAAGACCGGATCTGACGCTCAAGAAAACGTCTTCATGAAGAAGGTCGTGCCGATGTACAGGGGCTACCCGTTTTTCTTCAAGCCCATCCAAGACGGAACCACCAACCCCCGCATGGAGCTGGCTTTCAGAGAGCCGTCTAAGAAGATCACGAAGTCCAACAAAACATCAAACGAAGACGACAGCCTAAACACTGTAATCAACTGGAAGAACACCACCAACAACGCCTATGACGGGGAGAAGCTGTTCAGGCTTTTTTTAGACGAGGCAGGCAAATGGGAAAAGCCAGTTGACATCAGGGAGGCTTGGCGCATACAGAAGACCTGCTTGATTGTCGGCCGGAACGTCGTCGGTAAGGCCATGGTAGGAACCACTGTGAATCCCATGGATAAAGGCGGTAGGCAATACAAGTCACTGCTACAAGATAGTGATGTCTCAAGGCGCGACGGCAACGGCCGTACGGCATCTGGATTATACAAACTATTTATCCCAGCCTATGAAAGCCTCGAGGGATTCTTTGACCTCCACGGCAACCCAATCGTCGAAGACCCATTGGAGCCAGTGCTTACCCTTGACGGCAGCACGACATCCATAGGCTCCAAGACCTACTTAAAGAACGCCAGAAAGGCCTTGGAACACGACCCCAGAGAACTCAATGAATTCATCAGGCAGTTCCCGTTCAACGAAGACGAGGCCATCAGGGAGTCCGTTGAGGGCAGTCATTTTGACGTAGGCAAGATATATCAGCAGATAACCTATAACGACGGCATGTTTCCGTCTCCGGTTGTCACGGGCGACTTCGGATGGCGTGGCGGAATACAGGACACCGAAGTAGTGTTCATACCCAAGGTCAATGGCAAATGGAAAATCACTTGGCTGCCGCCGGCGGACATCAGGAACAAGCGAGTCCAAGGCAGAACAGGTAAGGTAGCCCCCGGCAACAAAGCCTTAGGCAGAGCTGGAGTCGATAGCTACGACATCGACCAAACCGTAGACAGCAGGGCGTCAAAAGGTAGCTGTCACATCCTCACCATGCCCGGCAACCCCTATGGCCCTGCCCTGCACTTCTGCGCGGAATACGCCGACAGGCCGCCGCTTGCCAAGATATTCTACGAGCAGGTGCTCATGGGTTGCGTGTTCTTTGGTGTGCCGGCATTAATTGAGAACAACAAATACGGGATAGTCAGGCACTTCGAGGAACGCGGATACGACGACTACGTAATGGACAGGCCGGCCCACCTAAAGGTTCCGGGATCCAATACCAACGTCAGAACCAAGGGCGTGCCATCTAATTCTCAAGACGTCATACAGGCTCATGCCCAAGCCATCGAGGACTACGTCTTCAATCACGTCGGCGAACTGCCCAACGGCGACATGGGTCACATGTACCTGAATTCCACGCTTGAAGACTGGATAGGTTACCGCATCGACAACCGAACCAGATTCGACAGAACCATTAGTTCGGGACTGGCTATCCTAGCGACTCAAGACCACCGACCCGAAAAGAAGCCCGCGACTTTCGAGGACAAGCAGTTCTTCAGGAGGTACGACAACAGAGGCTCGGTGTCGGTGCAGAAATAATTTTATTGTGGGTTTTACGGGATATCGTACCTTTGTGTCGCGGTGTGGAGAAGTGGAGTACTCGCTTGGCTCATAACCAAGATATCGCAGGTTCGAGTCCTGCCACCGCAACAACGCTGTTGTAGCTCAGTCGGTAGAGCCTTCGCTTTGTAAGCGAGTGGTCGCGGGTTCGAGTCCTGCCGGCAGCTCAATAAGACCAGCCACACTTCCCAGTGATCAGTGCAAAACGGGCTGGTTTTCGCTTTTAGAAAAAAAAGTTTGGATATCTGAAAAACTGTTCTTACCTTTGAGGCATCACAACAAAGGGAAACGTCCCTGAGGTTTTGGATACTTGGTTTTTAGGCAGCGGAGGCCACCCACGGGTGGTCTCTGTTGTTTTCGAGGTATTTGTATCTTTGCTGTTGAACTAATCGAAATCAATGAGTTCTGGTTATGGAATGTTTCCCGACCCCTTTGTAAGTCAGCTAGAAAAGCTTGACAGGGGATACGGATTAAAATATGCTAAGGCAATAGAGTCGCAGTGGGGGAGGGCCGAAGACCAGTCCTCACTGTTCAGGCGCCGTCTCAAGGAATTCGAAACCAATAGAGACTACGCCACAGGGAATCAAGACACGGCTATTTACAAACAGATCCTGAATTCCATGGATCCCAACAACGGCGACGGCACACTATTGAACCTAGATTGGTCGCCGGTGCCGATAGTCCCGAAGTTCGTCAGGGTAGTGGTTAACAAGGTTCTGTCTCGCAAACCCTACCCAAACGTGGAGTCCACGGATCCCGTGTCTCGTGGGGAAAAAGAAAAACGCAAGGCCTTTTTAGAGGCGGCTATCGAGAACAAAGACATCCTAAAGAAGTCCAAAGACCTAGGTATACAGGTGCCGATTGACCCCGACACGCTCCCCGAGTCCACTGAGGAAGCCGAGATATTCGAGGGACAGAACATCAAGACATCAGCAGAAATTGCGGCTCAGATAGGCGCTGCACTCACATTGGACTGGTGTGACTTCGATCAAAAGGTTTATCGCAGATGCGTTGAAGATCTAGTTGTAAACGCCATGGCCGTGTGTAAGAGGTCTAACGACCCCAACTATGGCGTTGTCGTTGACTACGTGGATCCCTCGCTGTTTGTTCATAGCTACACCGAAGACCCCGGGATGTCTGACATCGTATACGCTGGTCATGTCAAGCGCATCAGCATCAACGAAATCAAAAGACTCGCAGGCGATCAGTTCACCAAAGAACAATACGAGGAACTGGCTAGGAGAGTCCAGTATCAAGGCACAAACAACCCAGATGCCTTTAGCCGGCATCACTACGATACCGTAGCCCAGAGGATGAGATACGGCTATGACGACTACCTAGTGGATGTCATGGACTTTGAGTTCCTTAGCGTGGACTGTGTCTACTATGAAGAGAAGCAGTCTAGATACGGTAATGCTGGGTTTTACCACAAGGGATACAAGTACGAAGCCCCGAAGAACAGCGTGTTCGAAAGGAAGCCTGTCAAAATGGAGGTCGTTAATGTCTATGGCGGATCACTGATATCTGGAACCGACATGTTGTTTGGTTACGACATGAAGAAAGACATGCCGAGGAACGTCCAAGACATTTCGAGGACGACGATGTCTTATAAGGTGGTCTGCACTAACCTCAGGAAGATGATGCCTAAGTCCATGGTGTCGTCAATCAGGGGGTTCGCAGACCAACTACAGCTCACGCACTTAAAGCTGCAACAAGCTATTGCCAAAGCCAAGCCAGACGGCTTAATGATTGACATCGAAGGCTTGGATAACGTGTCCATCGGAAAAGGTGGAGCCGCCCTCAAACCGCTGGAAATTCAAGACATCTACGAGCAGACCGGTGTCTTCTACTACAGAAGTAAGAACCCCGAAGGCGGTCACCAGAACCCACCCATAAGAGAGATAGGCAATGCTATTCGCAACGTAGAAACTCTGGTGGGCTTGTACAATCATTACCTCAGGATGATCCGCGATGCCACTGGTATCAACGAGGTCATGGACGCCAGCACACCCAAAGGCGAGGCTCTCGTAGGTGTGCAGCAACAAGCCATAGCAGCGTCCAACAACGCCTTATACGACATCACAAACGCCGCAGCACACATCTATAAAAAGACCGTGGAAGACGTTATCAAGTGTCTTCAGATCCTCCCCGAGGAGTCGGTGATATATCAGACCTACAAGAAGGCCATCGGAAAGTACAACATGGAGATCTTGTCTTCTTTCAGAGATCTTCCGATGTGGAACTTCGGAGTGAAGGTGGTCATGGAAATGAACGACGAAGAACGGATGTTCTTGGAGCAAAACATACAACAGTCCTTGGCTCAGAGAGAACTGGATATCGAAGACGCTATGGCTGTGCGCTCGCTCAAAGACGTAGACCAAGCTCAACGGCTATTGGTTGTCCGCCGCAAGCGCCGCATGAAAACCAATCAAGACGCTCAACTCGCAAACATACAAGCGCAGGCGCAGGCAAATGCACAAGTGGCTCAGGCTCAGGCTCAGGCCAAGGCGCAAGTTGTTCAAATGGAAGCGCAAAGCCAAGCACAACTAATGCAACTCAAAGCTCAACTTGAGGTTCAAACGGCTCAGGCGTTGCACCCACTGAAACTCCAAATTGAACAAACCAAGGTTCAGGGATACTTAGCCATGGGGGCTACAGAGCAGGAATACAGAGAGAAGCTTGAGGTTATGAAGGAAGACAGAAAAGATTCGAGGTTAGATCTTCAAGCCGCCAAGCAGTCGGCCCTTATTGAGCAGCGCAAGGGCAATTCCGGCCCGCTTCCCGAACCACAGAGAGAAGAAAAAAAAGACGACCTCATTGATCAAATCCTAGGAAATGCCTAACAAAATAAACCTCGACATATCCACACGAACCGACATAGTATGCCGCAAGGGCGACACGTTTTCTTTGGATATGGACATCAATGATTCCTCAGGAGTCGCTTTAGACCTGACATCCTATGTTTTCAAAATGGAAGTAAGAGAAACCGATGACGCCGACACGACGATACTGGCTTCTACGGATTTCAGCTTCACCGCGGACGCCAACGGGAATCTTGTCGCAACTGTTCCCGCGGCCACAATGGCTAGTATTGATTCCGGAGTATATGTCTACGACCTGCAAGCCACGGTTGCTGGGGTTGTGAGGACGTGGCTTCACGGCATATTCACCGTCAAAGAAGATGTAACGGTTTAATATGGCAGACATATCGATAACAATAAATCAGCCGTCGATAAGCATAAGCCTAGCCGCTACTATTCAGGAGGTAGCGGACTCCGAGACGGCTTGCGAGGATTTCAATCTCGTCATAAAGATCGACGGCGTAACGCAGTCAACAACCACGCTTGTCGTGTGTGAATCGCACAGCATTAATGTAAACTGGTCATAATGGCAGACGTAACAGTTAATATACCATCGCTTCCGCAGATAAGGAAATCCTACACTCAAGCCTCTCATGGATTTGTTGTCGGAGATGTTTTGAAGATCTCTGGAACCAACGCCTTTGCAAAGGCTCAAGCAGACTCTGTGGCTAACTCAAGGACTGTGGGGATAGTCACCGCCGTTGCGGACAGCAACAACTTCACCATCACTTTTCAAGGCCTGATAACCGCAGGCGTTCCTGCTCAGGCCGCCGGCACGGTTATGTACTTGAGTTCAGCAACAGCCGGTCTTCTGACCGCAACAGCTCCGGGCACCAACGACACTCCTGTGCTCGTGGTTCTTGAGAACGCTGTCTCTGCTGTGTTTATTAATTCCCTATTCGTTGCCGCCAGCAGTGGCGGGGGTGTTGTTGAGGCGACAAGGGCGGAATTACAAGCGCTTCTTGCGGGCGGCACAGCAGACACGGCTGTGACCTACAGAATAACCAACGCACTCACGGCTACTGCTGTAGTTGATGTCTGGGCAACTACGGCGTCCACTATCTCAGGAATGGCGATCGACCACACCAATAGCGACTTTGGATTTTATAACATCACGGGAGACGCTTGGGTCACGCTGTACGAGCCAAACGTAAACCTCACAGCTAACCGTGCCGTGGTGTCCGACACCAACGGCAATCTTGCTGCATCAGCCACGACAGCAACTGAGATCGGATATGTGAATGGCGTTACATCTGCGATCCAAACACAGCTCAACTCTAAGCCCTCACAGGACAGCACAATCATTGGAACAAACCCCGGGGGCACGGTTGTTCCAACGGGTGTTGCAACTCGTTTTTTTTCACTGCTGTCCACAAACACTTCAGCTTCAGTCGCAGAGAGCCAACGCGAAAACGACATGCCTCGGTCTGGAACATTTCAAAGACTATACGTTAAAACACAGACATCACAGGGCGCCACGGGATCGCTTGTCTTAACAGTGAGAAAAAACACAATCAGCACTAGTATTGTGGTCACGGTGGCCGCAGGGTCTGTCGCTGGTACGTTCTCAGATCTAGTTAACACCGCATCATTTAACGCCGGCGACACCGTGGCGCTGCAAGCCGTTAATAACCACACCGGCGGCAACTCCGCGGGGATTACATCAACAACAATAGGTTTTCAGAGGTCATAACAAAACCAAATACATGTACGACAACAAAACAACGAAAACAGGCGATAAGATCAATATCGAAATCGCCACGTTAAGCCACGGGAAAGTATCGCTTATACTCTG